TGGATGATTGTGTATAATCTGTATGATAGAGTTGCACCCTAGTGTATGTACACATGCAAGGTGGGTGAGGTTGAAGGGGCTCACCTCTCTATCTTGTCCATTCATTTCTGTTTCCCAGTGGACTACGGGAATACTGCCATTCGTCTATTAATAAGTAATAGCTCTATTTCCGGAAGGCAGTGATGGGTATGACATATGGTATCCAGATGCTCCGACTAGAGCACCTGCTACACCACCTGATGCGTACCCCTGGATAGCCCCGATAGCACTAGTTAGGATTCCGCGAATGGCCTGTCCGGCTCCTGCGAAAGACCAGGTACTCGGATTTGCATGATTGTGGGATTTCACAGCGGACACCGCTTTTGCGGCATCTCCATCTAGTGCAAGTCGATGCGGTATTGAATCTGTATTCAGGTTCGACATATATTCCACTGTCCATGCATATTGTACAGCGTACGTAGTCGTCGGTGCTCCGGTAATCATAACTCCAATTGTAGGATTGACTCCCCATGGGGTTAGTGGCGCTGTATCGAAGCTGAGGGATCTCTCGTCCGGTGGGATATAAACCACGTGTGCCACTTGCCCTTTCGAGTATAGGTGTTGATGTGGTTGATCCCTGTAATAGTCGTAAGGGGAGGATGCACTGGCGAGGGCTGAATATGCGTGTATTGTACCTGCGTCCGTTGAAAATGATGCTAAGCTTCTTACTTTTAGTCCGGCCGACACGAGTCTTATACCTGACGTGTTTGACGGGGTTAACGGATTGAGTAAAGTCGTTTGGGAACCCAAAAGTACGTCTGAGTGTGTAACGTCGTTCCATACGGCTACGGAACCGTTGTATAAAAACATGCTTAGTCTTGAAAATCCTGCGGCGTTTGTAGTAAAATTTAGCAGGCCGTGGAATGTACTTACCTGTGAAGCAGCTGGAAATCTTGAGGGTATTCGTACGCCTCTCACTTCCCATGGGTTGTGTAGGCATTTCAAATACTCTATTTCCGGTGTCATCCAAGCACTTCTGCCTCGTATAGATCCAGCGGGCCCTCTGAAGAACGGTATGATCGCTCTCTGATTGCCCATTACCGGTCCGCCGTTGTCTAACTGCTTCATATAATACTTCGGCTTCGTCTCTGTATCCTTCGCTTTGTTTCTTGCTTTCGCTCTTAATCGTCTGCGCGTTCTCGTTTTTGTCATATATTTTGAAATCGGTTATATCTAATTCTCTGTTAAAGAATATGTCAAAGAACCGTCTTAGACTTCTACTCGTTAAATCAGATGAATTGACATTTCTATAACTGTACACTCCAGTCGGTGTGATCTTACCTCCTCCTCTGTACAGTCGGTTAGTCGGTGGTTTTAAGAAATAAAACAATTCGTCGAGTTTCTTGGTTCTAATTTTTAAGTAGAGTTTATACGACCAATCATATTGTAACGCTTCCAGTAGTCGTTTCGATAATACGCTACATGCTTTTGTTTTGAAACGAAGGTAAGCCGCTTTCAATCTAGTCGGTAAATCAGCTAACTGCATCATCTGCATCCTACAGTATTGTGGTATCGTTAGCTTTTTAGATATTTTATCACTATGTATGCCTGACAATGCAACTTTGTCGGCAATTCGATATAATTCTATTCTTTTTCCGTCTGTGATCAAATTCTTGGACAGGAAGTCCATGTCCTGTATATGTCCTTGTACGAATTCTTGCATAACTATACCGATTCCTTTGTGACCGATCGTGGAGTCTGGTAGTACTTCCGCATATTTATTAACGTCTATTTTCGATTTGGCTATTCCTATTCCATCATCACCAGATCCAAATACTCGAGCCTTAACGTTCTGTTGCTTGAGCGCGTATTTCCTATATAATATGCCGCGAAGTGTGTTGAATAAACTAGTCAATGATGGGTGGCCAGATAGTACAGTGCCGTGGGTAATAAGTCTGTCATCTTTGTAAGACTTAGCTTTATAATCTGTTCTAAACATGTTCGTTTTAAGTTCTTCCAACATAAAACTGTTTATCTCGAACATGTGTTTCATCTGATCAAACAAGAATCGTCCAATTCTGTGGTCAATTGCTTCAATGTATTCCGGATGTTGATTGGCATCAAAGCCTTTTCCGTCGTCTTTAAACCAGTATGCCGAGTTTAAATCGTAACCTTGAGTATTTCTCATAATATGTTTAGCCACCTGTTCCATGTTCATTCCGGATATAAATCCTTTTTCCCATCTTTTAATAATTACGGTCATTAGTCGGGCTGCATATGCAGCCCCTACGGTGAACGATTCGGGAAAACTGGATATATTACGCGGCCTTCTCTTGGAAAATGGGCCTGGTACCACTTCGTTTTTCGAGAAAAAGTTTATCGTACTGTCAATTTTCATACCATTTAGGTCTCTGATACC